AGTCGTTATTACGATGATGTGATTGAGTACGGGCAATATTACAATTTATTAGGCGCAGGGAATCATGTGATCAACGGAGAAACAGTTACCGTTGACGAATATGAACTTAAGAAGAAACTATGGTTAGCTATTAATTCAGTAAACGCACTGGAAGGTATTCGCTTTTATGTTTCGTTTGCTTGCTCTTGGGCTTTTGCAGAGCTTAAGAAGATGGAAGGTAATGCTAAGATTATTAAATTAATCTGCCGTGACGAAAACGTCCACTTAGGTTCCACACAGATGTTGATTAAGTTATTGCCCGGGGATGATCCTGACTTTGCAAAACTTAAAGAAGAAACAAAAGCAGAATGCGAAGCTATGTTCCTACAGGCCGCAGACCAGGAAAAAGCATGGGCTAAATACTTGTTTAAAGATGGCTCAATGATTGGACTAAATGAACAGTTGTTGGGTCAATATGTTGATTGGCTAACTTGCAAACGTATGACAGCAGTAGGGTTGGATTGTGGTATGAAACCCGGATCGAATCCGTTACCGTGGACCGCTAAATGGATTGCTGGAGCCGAAGTACAAGTAGCACCACAAGAAACTGAAATTAGCAGTTATGTAGTAGGTGGTACAAAGCAAGATGTTGACAACAACACATTTAAAGGCTTTAGCCTATAAGGAGCAAATATGTCAGTGACAGTAGTATACAATTTTGAACCAGATAATGCCAGCGAACCAATTAAAGCAAATTTTGAAGATTGGGTCGCGACTTTAACGTCTGCTGAACAAGACGCAGTTAAAGCCGCAAAACAAAAGCATGGCATACAGCAACATATCTTAGAATATGCAGGCAAACTTCAAGTTACCTACACACCAAACATGACTTACACTTGGGCCACTTCCGCTGATGCAGATGCTGGTATCCCCGCTGTAGCAGAATGGGATGCTGTAGTAGCACGATATCTGTCAGAAAATAACGCAAAAATAACAACAGTCAGAACATGATCAAAGTATATTCAAAAAATAATTGCCCATTTTGTGATAGGGCAAAAAGCCTATTAGAAAGCAAAGGTATTGCTTATGAGACCATTAATATTGAAGAACATCCAGACGCAAGAGAATTTCTTGTTGACCAGGGTCTTCGTAGTGTGCCACAAATTTTTAATGGCACTACCTTGCTTCCCGGAGGTTACCAAGGCCTCGCGGGCAAGCAAGAAGAATTTTGGACAGAACTAAAAGGATAATATGTTAGTAACCAATCAAAAATACGGCGCAGGTGATGTCGTAACATTCAAATTAGTCAATGGTGATGAGATCATTGGCCGCATCGTTGAGGACACAGACACAGCATTTGTTGTTGCTAGTCCTTGTACAGTAGTACCTAGTCAACAAGGACTAGGACTAATTCAGAGTTTGTTTAGCGCAGAAACGGACGTTAAAGTTAATTTAAGCAAGTCACACGTAATGATGTCGGCTGAATCGCTGGCACAGATGCGTACACACTACATTAAAACTACCACCGGTATTGAAACTGTAACCAAGCCTGGTATCATTGTTTAAGGATACCCAATGGCTATACCATCCCTATTAGGTGACAACACAGCAAAGGGCGAGAAAGTCGCTGGCCCTGGTGCTCGAACTGTGACCTTTGAAGGTAAGCCACCCACCTTGGTCAGTTCAGATAAAACCGACCACGGCGAAACTGTCACTGGTCCTGGTGCTCCTCGGGTCACCATAGAAGGTAAAGTGTTATCGGTAGTCGGTGATCAAACCACTGTATCAGTTAAAAAGAATCGCAGTGAGTTCTGGGGTCCAGGCCCTATAACTGGCCCCGGAGCCAGTAAAATCACAGTAGGAACAGGAGGCAGTTAATGGCGGCATCAATGACTCCTGTGCTGATGATTGCGGCCAGCAATTTAACCAGCAACATCGGCCTACAGCCCAATGCTACAATGACAACGTATGCCAACACAGTTACCAGTAATACGTTGGTAAGTCGATATGCCAATTTACAACCTGGTACAGCCTATGGAACAACATTAGCCGGGCGGGGATTTAGTGTAGTCAACTTGAAATTGCCCGAGTTTATTGCCAATGCTAATACTACTGTGGCCAACATCCAGGCACACTACAATAAGATGTTGCCAGCCAACGGAGACGGGACATATAACGTAAGTAAATTTGCGGCTTTGTTGTCTTCGGTATCCTCTTTTGCCTATACCAGTTGGAATATGAATAATCTGCTAGAGTCTATGTACAAATTAGACTTTGGTGACTTGGGTATTGGCGTAACTGATTTTGCCAGTTCACTAAACAACGGATTAACAGCAAATGAAATTAGTTTACTAGGCAAAGGTCTAAGAAACTTCGGTACAGCATTTGACATAAAGAACTACAATAAACTACATGATCCAAAAGTATTTGTAAACAATTTAATCGCGCAAGGCTTATTAAACAAAGACTGGTATTCAGTTTATAACAACAGCGTAGTAACAGAGAAAAGAGCCTCCGCTGGTAGAAGTAGATCGGACGATCAGTATCAAACAGAATCCACTGGCGACTTGATGCGAGCTCTAGCATTAGTAACTGGGTCGGACTTGGCTAATATTATTGAAAAGACAGGTATACAATTACCTTATCCTGCGCTGGTAACTAATTTAGCACACCTATTAGAATTAAGTAGAATTTTCCCAGCAGACTCATTATTGGTAATACCTGCTGGAACTATGGCAGGGTTGTCTGTGTTGCTGACCAATATCGGCGGGACTTACAGCTCCTTTGAAGAATTTGCTGACATGGTTGACAGTTTATTGGTGCCCAATATTCCTTACTTAAATGCCTATACTGATGTAATACCCGATGCAGAGTACAATCGTTTAACTGCAAAATTGGGCACGGGCAATGGCGCCGACACAAACCCGTTGGTAACTGATATGATGGGATCGGTTGCTGGGGTAGTACATGCCAATGCACTGGCCAACATTTCATCTGCACTGACCAGCACAATAGCCTATACTGAAGCCCAAACACTCAGCACAAAATTAGCCGACTTGTACACAGCCTGCGGAACTGGCAACGTTACGTTTATTGACAGCAACATTGCGCTGACTTGGACAGCGGCTAACTCGTTTACTACATTGTGTAACACTAACTCAACTTTGAGTTCTATAGTTACTCAAGCAAACATAGCTGTCAAGGCCATGACTGCACAAGTGGTATTAGAACTTAACAACTTGCTATTAGCTGACGCCAACATTGACGCGGCGCCCCCCACTGGAGTAAATGGAGTTTTGGGTATGGTCAGCAGTTTGCATGACTACGGGGTAGACACTTACAATCTCAACTACAATACCCTGTTCAATGGTTGCCTACAATCAAATGTGGGCGGCGATGCTGTTCGGGCCTCACTAATTGAAGGTCAAAATATCGCCAAGCAACGGGCAAAATCCGTACCGGTCTTGACACTAAGAAGAGCGGAAGTGGGTTGATTAACTGCCCATATTACTTGATTTTTCATAAAAAAATTGCTATAATATACTCAGTTATTGGGTTATAGTAGTCTTTATCCGTAGAACTCAATGAGTTATATAAAACTACACACCTATAGAAGGAGGTAAAATATGATGACAATCGTGTCTCGTATCAACCAAGACCTTTTAGCGGCATTCACTACAATGCTGTTAAAATTTTTAGGTTTATTTTTGATTGTATCTGTACTGGTACAGACAGTCAACGTTAAATTTGACAAACTGAAAGAAGGCTCAGAAGCCTATCGTCAAGGGTTTGTCAGTGCGGCAGATCGCACCAAGCAGTTGGATTGCTTGACAAAAAACATTTATTGGGAAGCCGCCACCGAGCCATTTGAGGGCAAAGTGGCAGTGGCACAGGTTACTATGAACAGAGTTGAGTCAGGTCGTTTTGGCGAAGGCGTATGCGGAGTAGTTTACCAGAAGAACAATTACTTTGGTAAAATCATTTGCCAGTTTAGCTGGGCCTGTGAAACCACACACAAAGTACGACCTGTATATCCTGCACTTTACAAAGAAAGTGAAGAAGTGGCAAAGAAAGTCTTGCTAGAAAACTTTAGACTTAGTACAATGCGTGATGCACTTTACTATCATGCAGACTACATCAACCCCAACTGGGGCAAGAAAAAAATCAACCAAATTGGCCGCCACATCTTTTACAAGGACTAATCAGTGACTGTTAATACTTTTACTTTGGCAAAAATTAAACTCAACATTGTTAAATTTTTCCAAGATCACTTCAGTAAAATCTCAGCTGACACACTAGGTTGGTTGGCCACAATCGTAATACATTGTGCCACTGTACCTACACTATTGGCCCTATTAACCGGACTTAGTGATCGTACGCCAAGTTTGGATGTAGTTCTGTTTATGTGGGCCGGGCTTGTATTGCTGTTTGGCCGTGCAATTATTCTTAAAGATACACTCAGTATCATTACCATCGGAGCCGGATTTATTGGTCAAGCAGTAATCATGGCTATGATACTTTTTAAGTAAATAATAATAACAAGGAGGACATCACATGTCCAAGGTTACGCGAGAGTTAGAACAAGAAATTGACGAATTTCTTAATGATGTAAATTGGGAAGACGAGGACTATGCTTTTATCGTCGGACCCGACGGCAAATTAAAAAGCGTATTGTTGCCCGAAACTGGAGTTTTTGTTGCACCTAAAAATGTGCAAAAAATCCTAAAAATATTTGGGGTCAGAGACATAGACGATATTGACAACGATGCAACCCTGCATTAACGGTTGACCAAAAAAGGCTTCTTTAATATACTATAAGTACCAGATAGTGATACTGGTAGAAAAGGAGCCCAAAATGGCACAAGTTCATAATCCCGGTCCCCTGTACAAAGTTACAATGACAGAATATGAACGTGGATGGGGACAGCGACCCATGGGAGAGACCTACTTTACTACAGAGGAAGAAGCCCGGCAATTTTGTAAGGAATATGCAAGCGGGGACAGCGAGTGCTACTACCGGGCAGAGTATCGAAAAGTTGCTTAAAAACAACACTTTTTAGCCCCAGAAAAAGTAATACTTTAGTACTACAAATAGGTTAGCGCACACTAACCTATTTTTATGGCTTGAATTTGCCCAAAAAAGGCATCTTTTGTATAATACTAGTATGGAAGTTAAAAAGCAAACCCGAAAAAGACGCCAAGATACCAAGCACGTCATTTATTGTATCACCAATACAGTAACTGGCCAGCAATACATTGGTATCACTGTATGCGGTCAACAAGTTCGCAAAGCACTGAAGGTGCGTATGCAAAAACACGTTCGCCGTGCAGTCACTGAAAACAAAGATTGGGAATTGTGCAAGTCGATTCGTGAATACGGCACACTGGCACACACTTACGGTGTCATTGAGTTTGTGCGTGGTCGCAAGCCTGCTCATGCTCGTGAACGCCAACTGATTGCCGAATACAACCCTGCCCTCAACAGCCATTAAGGAGTCATTATGATTACGCAAGAACAAGAATCTTTCCTGATTGCTAACCCGCAATTTGACCGCGAGCGTCATGGCGGACTGTATGACCGTGGTAGTGCAGACAGCTACTACAATCGTCCGCGTGACCCGCATTGGTACCCCGAGGGCACTTACAACGGCACCAAGGTCACTGAGCTGACTGCGGAAGAAGTTGCTGAGTACAATGCGGGCTACAATCACAATGAGCAGTTTGGCGACAAAAAGAATTGGGATTAAATATGGAATTCCATGTTGAAGCAGGTCCTAAGACTAAAAAGTTTATTGAGGCATTATTGCCCAACATGCTGAGTCAATTGGGACTGACCAATAGTCGCCGATTGCTCATGGTTAAAATGGACAAAGAGTTAGAGGACCACGGCACCACTGTTCCGATGGTGGGTATCAATACCATTTTGGTTGTGCTAAAGCCTAGACGCAATCCAATTGAATTGGGTGTAACACTTGCACACGAGTTGGTCCATGTGCGTCAATTGGCCAAGGGCATAATGCAAGTGACTGCCCGTGGTAAAAAATGGAAAGGCAAGTTTTATTCCGGGCGCACTCCGTATTTGGATCAGCCTTGGGAACAAGACGCCTTTGCACGTCAGGAAATCGTTTTCCGTAGAGCCATTGACAGCTAATGGCGTCATTTGTATAATACAAGCATGAAACAAAATCTTTTCATTTTGAGCTGGGACAATACAGGACTAGAAGCCTGCGTTGACATCACAGAAGACCGCGATCGCTCAGACAATTTTGAGCAGGAAAAAATATTTGATTTGATTCGCGATCCGCACAAAGTCCCAACTAATGAATACTTGCGACGAGTCAACCAGATGGTCAGTATGATGATGATGCGGGCTCGTTATAACCCACAGCGCCATTATGAGATTTATACTGTAACTACCACAGAGGATGTTACAGCAGAAAATCTGCGTGACTTGTTTGAGACTAGTCCACAGACCGCGGCAGAATTGATTCGTGAGCGTGGTAATAAGTTGTATAGCGATCGTGCCAATTCAAAGCAAATTGTAATAACCTAAGGAGTGATTATGAACAAGAAACGACTGATGAGTATGAATCGTTGGCAAATTGTGCCCACAGACAATGTGAGCCCTTATGCTATCCAAAATCAATATTACCGATTCCAGCCTGTAGGTCAAGAAGAAGCAGTCGACGATACCGACATGGACCTGACTCAGGCGCAGGCAGTTATTGACTATATCAAAGGACTTTAAAATGGGATTCTTTAGTTGGCGTTGCGCTAAATCAGATAAGCCAGTAATGGCTGAGCCCGCAGTTAACGGCAGTCCTTGGGAATTTGCCAGCGAAGTTGTTGTGCTGTTTAAAAACGGTGATCGTATTAGTGGTACTTACGATGGCTACGGTCGAGTCAACGGTTTTGAGATTGTTGATCATCCCGAAGAACGATGGCGTATGGTCATTGAGAAATTCTACAACGGCGAAACGTTTGACCAATTGCCTAAGAACAAACACGATCGCGGGCAAGGTTACTTTTATAGCGACGAAGAGCTAGAGCAAGAATTTAGTCTCGAAAGTTAGCAATGGAAGACAAAGTATTTTTTGGAACCATACTTGCTATGTTTGCCTTGATGACTGGTAACCCGTTTATTGCACTCATAATTTTCTTTTTGGCTATTATATGAACGAACGAATTAAAAAACTTGTTAGACAGGCTGTTGAGTCTGTTGATATTGTCACAGGAAATGAATCACTAGATGATGAGTTAGCCAAGATGTATATTCCTGATTGCTTTTCAGAAAAGTTCGCCGAGTTGATTGTGAAAGAATGTGTAACACATTTACACAAACGAGGTATTGAAGGTTTTGGTATCTTAGAAGAACGGAATCTTAAGGAACATTTTGGAGTTGAAGAATGAACGAACGAATTAAACAACTTGCTGAACAGGCTTGTTTCAAAAATCAAGATGAAGAATCTATCACATATTTCGCCGAGTTGATTGTGAGAGAATGTGTAAATCATGTTATCGACGATGACAATGCCTTTGATGTCCTGAAACATTTTGGACTTGAAGAACGCAAAGGTTGGGTGTGTCCCAAGTGTGGTATTGACCGAACTAAGGATGTATGTCCAAAAGGTCATACTGCGGCAATAACAGGTGATTGCCCAATGACAGCAACAGCACAATCAGGAGTTGAAGAATGAAAATCAAATTTCCTTTGACTCCAGGGGAATACTTATTCTTTACGGGCCTGGTTTACGTTATTGTAGGAATGGTTAATATATTCTGGCACAAGTTCACCGAGACAGAATATATTCAAATGATTTGGCTTGCTATAGTTGCCCTTCCTTTGTTCATTCCCATGCGTCGAGTTGTTAGTGTAGGACCTTTTTGGAAAATGCTGTGAACGAACGAATTAAAGAACTTGCCGAACAGGCTCTTAAACATCCCGATACTGACAATGATGGGCTTACAGTATTTGACAACGATGAATTGGAAAAGTTCGCTGAGTCGATTGTAAAAGAATGTGTTGGGCTTGCGCTCAACTTTGAGGAAATTACATTTGGGCAAGGCTACACACTTAGCAAACAGATTAAAAAACACTTTGGAGTCAAATAATGGAATTTGAAACTTGGCTAGAAGAAAAAGACATTGAACGCCTGTGGGCAGTATGTCATGGCTCACTTCCAGAAACGGCCGCAACCGGCGACGAAATAGACGAGTTTGCTAGATTGGTGATGCATACAGCAATGCTAAAAGTAGGCGGACAAGACTACGCACAAGCAACAATTCAATAAGTTACCCGTTATAAACAAACCCGCCCCGGCGGGTTTCCTTTTGACTAAATATTCTATACGGGGACAAACATGAAAGTACAAGAGCTATTACGAGATATGATGAACTTGATTGACGGAGTTCAATCAAAACCAGCTGAGCATAAAGAACAGGAGTATGCTAATACACCGCATGAGCACGTAGCACCTCCTGAAGCCGCTTATCCCGCTGGCGACGATGTTCATCATAGCAAAAACCCAAGCGATATCCGTACCAATGCTCCTAGCATGTACCCAAACCACCAACACCAACCAAAGGAATAAAATGAGCCAATATATTACAATCCATGACTTAGGTACAGGAAATTCCGCGTATCAAACTATCAGTACTAGTGCCACCAGTCAGCAAAGTGCGGCTATCACAGCTCGCAGAATCATGATGACCACAGGCAACTTGACACACTATGTACAGTTTGGCACAAGTCCTGTAGTTACAACAGGCAACGGATTTGTTATCCCTAGCAACACTTCAATGTTGTTCAACTTCCGCACTGGCGACAAAGTTGCTGTAGTAGCAACAGCCGCAAGTTCTTGCAGTATCGTTGACCTAGACTAATCTAACCCAATGAGCCAATTATACACAGCGGCCGAAGCCCGTCCCGGTGATCGT